CCTGCAGAAACAGATGAACCTGTTACGCCGCCTGACAATGTAGTTGTAATATTTGCAGATAATGTTGCAAATGTTTTAGCCGAACCTGTTGTGCCCCAATTTGTTCCAGCAGTCGGATGATCTAACCAACTAATATATCTAGATTGATTGTTAATTACATCTTTGTAATAATTAGTAGAATTGTCAGAATTCTTGGCATCTGATGCTTTAGAAACATATGAGAATTTTTCAAGAACTGTACCAGCAGTTCCTGTCCAATTGCCATTTGCATCTACAACAATTACGTGTAATTCATCTGCAGAACCGTTTCTTGACGATACCCAAGCAGATGTGCCAGGAGCAGAATTGAATTGGTTGGCATATTGCCAACCTGTGAATGTATTAGAATCAGCAACTGATACTTTTAATGAATTACCTAGTGTTCCTGGATATTTAGCAATGAATTCGCCATATCCAAAACCACCTGTGCTATATTCACTATCATATACATCTGAATTTTCAATTAATAATGCATCAAAAGAAACGGTTGCGTTTCCTGTTGCGGTACGATTTTGAGAATCTACGATTGTAACTGCAGGAACAGAGGTATATCCTGCACCTGCGTTTGTAATATTAATGCTATTAACAGTAAAACCAACTACCGCAACAGGAATTGCATTACTAGAAATAAATGCAGAATCGCCTAATACTGGAGTAACAATTACATTAGGAGTAGATGTAAATCCCGTGCCCGGATTTGTAACTGCTATGCTACCAATTAATGCCTCTATTCTAACAGTTGCATTAGCAGTTGCACCACCTAAAAGATTATTTTTATTAATAGTAACATTAGGAGTAAACGTATAACCACCAGAACCAGCATTAATAATATTGATACTATTAATAATACCGTAACCTAAATTAGCAGTTAAAACAGCACTAGTGCCAGTGTTACCATCTAAACGATTTAAAACAATATTAGGTGCAGCTAAGTAACCGTTACCATTATTTGTAATGGTATAACCAGTAATAATATTACCAGTAATAATAGGAGTTGCTGTTGCCTGTGTACCGCCGGTAACCAATGTTCCGCCTGAAATTGTAATATTGCACGCTGTGCCTGCAGGTCCAAAATTTGAGCCTGGATTTGATATTTGAATATCTTTTAACTTAAAGTGTATTACTAAATTTGCGCTTGCACTCGTTGACTGTTGATTTTGAATAACTACATTAGATAGAAAATTATAGTTATTTCCTACGTCTTGTACGTTAATTGCACCAATTCCTCCAGAACTTAAAACAGCAGTTGCTGTTGCGTTAGAACCACCGCCACCACTAATTGTGACTGTAGGTACAGCTGAATATCCAAATCCGCCAGTAGTTAAATTAATTGAATTAATTATACCTGTGGTTGATAATACTGCATTACCCAATGCTCTAGTACCACTAGCAGGTGCTGCAAATGTAACTACTATGTCTGCAGCTGATGTAAATGTATTTGGTGTATTAGTAATTGTTACGCCAGAAACTCTACCCGACGGGGTGGAAACTGCGTTTCTTGCAACAGATTTATCTGCTACTCTAACTAATTTTAAATTATTTCCATATGATAAAAAGTTTGCCGCTGTGAAAAAATAACCCGCAGTATCATCATTTGGATTACCAAATTGTTCTACAAGATTTCTCTCTGTGTCTACGGTTGTAACTTTTTCCACTGGTCCCCATTGAAAGGCTCCCGAAAATGCTCCAGCAGAAGTTGCTACCGCGGGAACAACCGTACTTTTATCTTCTTCGGTAACTAAAACGCCAGGTGAAAGCTGAAATGCCATCTTCTTCTCCTTGATAATTTTATAGATAGCTCTATAATATGATTTTCTATTTATTTATAAGTATGTTCATTTAGACATTTTCAAGGAATTTTCTTTGCATTTCGTGAATCTCATCCGGAGATTTGGATGATGCTGTAAACCATATTTCGTCAGTTGTTATTACGGGGGCTTCATGTTCTGGAACTCCCCTATCAACAATACCAAACGGAGTCAGATTTTCTTCAATCTGTTTAAATTGTTCTTCGTACAGGGCTTTTCTTAAATTGCTATCAGTCAGGTCTTTAAAGAATGACTCGTTAGTTGCCCATGCAAACAGTACTAGAGTCATAACCAAATCGTCATGATACCCCTCATCTGCTTTGTGTGTTCCTCGAACTTCAATAAACGTAGAAATTTCGTTTATAATATCTGGATCATGAATTAGTAGTTTTGTGCCCTCAACTAAACTCTTGAACGATGTACAACCCAATCGTTTAACTTGTTTAGTTGTTCTTACGCCAAGGGTTGCCCCATTTGAAAATCCGCCAGACAGATACTGTCCCGATTTACTGTTATTTCCGACAAAGAATACATTTTCGTATTCTAAGTCCATGTATAATGTATCAGCCACTTGTTGACCGTTATCATTAATCTCAACTAAGCAATATGCTTTGTTGTAATCTTTTGCTACTTTATATATTATATTTGGAAAAAGCAAAGGACTTATTTTATTGTTTCTATACTTAGCAACAAGTCTATGAGGATAACTTGTGATATCTATGACCGTAAATGCTGAGTAATCTCCCCCTACTCCCCTGGATGTATCAGCAACAAGCATATACACCCTATCCTCTTCCGGTTCCTCAAATACATCCAATCCATCTTTAGTGTAGATGTAGGGTTTAACTGACATCCTACCAATTGTATCAGGATTAACTAAAGTATTAGAAGATCCAAGGAACCTACACAAAACCTCTTGGTTGAACTTGAGTTCTCCCAACATAGATTTTTGTTCAGCTGCCCATTTGTCGTCTCTACCGGGGATTCTGCTATATGGAATAAACAATGGAACAAACCCATTTAATCCTTGTTCAGCCTCATTCCAGAATTTCCAGAAATGATTGTAACCAAGTGGGGTAGATGTTAATAGAATCTTTGTGGTGTTACCTGCAGAAATTGTTGGATAAACAGACGTAAAGAAATCCTCTGCAACATTATTTGGAATAATTGCCGCTTCGTCAATATACAGCCAGTTTACAGATTTACCTCGAATACCAGATGAGCTTGTTGCTGCAGTAAATACTTTAGAACCATTCTCAAGTTCAATGTCACCTTTATTAAATGTCTTTACACCCTGTTGCATCCATATTGGAAGCATTTCGTACATAAGCTCATATCTAGAAAGTACTTCTCTAGCAGCTGAAGATTTATTTGCTAAAATAGCAACTGTTTTGTTTTCTTGAAATAGGGTGTACCACAGAATACAGGCAGCAGAAGTAATTGTCTTACCTTGCTGTCTACCTTCCATCAAAATAACTTTACGATTATTAAGTATAACGTCTACTTTTTCTTTTTGGCAATCGTATAACTTAAATGGAATTAGACCTTTATCTAAAGAAACAATTTTGCAATAGTTCTCAATAAAATAGATTGGGTCTTGTCCACATTTTATAATTTCTTTAACCTGCTCTGCAGAGTACGATATAACCGTGCCAATCTGTTTTAGATTAGGGTTACCATTATAGGATAATTTTTTACTGGTCGATGATGTTGTCATCTTTTTTACCTAACAATTTCATTAGTTCGCTAGTAGAACCAGCAAATACTACATTATTTTGAGTGCCAATTTGAACTGGATCGTCTGCTTGTAACTCTTTAACCTGTTTCTGCAAACCCAATAAATCTTTTGAAACATCAGATAAAGTTTTAATAAATTGACCTGCTACCTCATAGCTTCTGGGATGTTCGGAATTTTTAGATAAATTAATTAATTCTTCTAAAGTGTCTTCACCCTTTAGCAACAATTTCCTCATTGTTTGTCTAGCCAATTGGTAATCATCTTCCTGATCCATTGCCTTTGTTGCATTCAAATTTTCAGGAATTGAGGGCAAATTTGTATTTTCAGTTTCAACCATGGGATCTATATTAAAAATATCATTCAAATTTTCTATATTTTTCATAGTTAAAAGTCTTCAAAGTTTTCAAGGTATCCGAAAGAATCGTTTACATTTGCTGTAACTGGGTCAGTCTCCACTGTTATTATTTGTTGTTGTGTAATAAGTTCTTTATCATTAAATATATTAGATATTGCTTTTCTAATTATACCTTGTTTGCTTACAGGACCGTAGAAATTAATTTTTAAAACAAAACTTAGTGTCCAAATAATAGATCTTCTAGTTGTAAGATCGCCCTCATAGTCATCTTCAAAACCAATTGAAGATAATATTATAGGCATATCATTTTGGATATTAAGATCAGGAACCGCCTTGATAGTTAAATTATAATCAGGATTAAAATACGGTAGAATTTGTTCTATTACTTGCAATCCATCATCTTGATTCTTCGCATATACATATAAAATCATATTTATATTGTATGGCGTTGGGGCATATTGAGCATTTGCCGCAGTTGAACTATTAATTGTTCTCGATTGCTGGATTGGACTTATTTTTCTGTTAGGGTCGTAATCTAACGAAATCATTTCAAACCCCATTCTAGGCAAAAGAACTTGTACATTCTGAATGTCTACATTGGGTTGTTGTCTTATCTTAGTTAAGAATTTTTGCTTAGGTGAATATGATAACGGCACTTTTTGTAGCTGTACTACATTACCATTTGCATCTGTTCTTTGAATAGTAATATTATTAAACATATTACCAAACGCAACAATTGCTTTACGAATTGTTCCCCAATAAAATCTTTGATCTAACATTATCGGTTAACCTCTCCAAACGGATTTGATTCGGAGAAATCTATTACATTATCTGCTTCTGCAGTAAAGTGATCATTATCCGCAGCACCAGGATCATTATTAGTAGACTGTGCCTCATTAATGATAGGTGATAATTCATTTGCTTCTGTAACCAAAGCTTCTCCATTTTCTTGTAGCATTTCAAAATTATCTAATGGATCCGCAAATTGATTAAATAAATTATCAATTTCGCTAACACCTGTATTAAATACCTCATTAGAATATTGCATTAATTCGCAACTCATTCTAAAGACAAATAATTTACCAACCTGGAAAAACGGACTCTGACTATCGACTTTTCGTATTTCAAATAAAGATTGTGTCAAAGGCATATAAATTATATCGCCCTCCGCAGGTCGAATACTTAATACTGAATTGCCGGTTGAACCAATTGTCTCGACCCACCTTTTTCTAGCAACAACAAAATTTGCCTGGTCTCTGATTTCCAAACCGAATTTTGTAATTATTTCATCGTCACCTTCGTAACCTGAAACATTTTCCATATACATCTCAATAGGATATGCGTGTTCATAACTATTATAGGGATCTTCAGTTAAAATCTTGTCAGGGTTAAAAGGTTTTCTAGGCAGGTAGTAGACTTCTACGCCGTAAATCTTCATGGATTCGATAATCAAATCTTCGTATAAATTCTGTTCAGACGAACGACCTATTGTTCTGCCTGACTGAAAATAATGATTAACTGTTGCCATTTTACTATTGACTTCCTATTGACATGATGTTATCATCATCTATGTACCGGTTTAATAAAGTATCCTAATTATCCAGTAAACATATCTACTGGTAATTCAAATCTAGATTGCATCTCAGCTTCAATTTTATTAATCTCATCTAAAGCATCTTCATAGATTTTATCGGCGTTAATTGTTACCCCGCCAGGAAGTTGTACTCCGGAGAACTTTTTAAGATTCTCTCCCCATTGTCTTTTAAATAGAGCAGTAGTATATTGCTTTAAGAATCTATCGTTATATACATCTCTGTATGTATCTGGGTCTAATATTCTGTAACATTCGACAATGATGTAATCTCCTACATTCACATCGCCTGTCCAATCCATATCTATGTATAGGCGATTCATATGTCTATTGAATCTAACTGGTTTAGTACCAACTAATACCTGATTAATTAATTCCAATTCCTGTTTAACCTGATAGTAATATATTAGGTTTGTAGACATTAAACTATATAGATCGTTAATCAATATTTGATAACGGATACTAAAAATGTTCATGCCATCTGATCTATTAGAAAATGGTAATATTCTACTAACACCAACAACAGTATCAGGTATTGGTACATATAAGTTTGCAATATCTTGAGCAGTTATTTGATATTTTAAGTATACCATTTCTACAGCATCATAATGATAATCTCTGTAAAATTGAAATGCATCATCTATACGATCTTCAATTTGATCGTCATCTATATTGATTTCAATAACAGGTGCGCCTAATCTGCGTAGGCAGTAGTCTTTGAGTTGTTCTCTTGTTGTTACTGTTGCCATTATTTTGTTACTCCTGGATTTACGGTAACTATCCCTTCGGATATTCTTATAACACTATTGGCATCATATGCCTCGACATCATAAACATATCTACCAGCTACTAAATTTGTAGTAACAGTTGAATCCAAATTTAAAGATACAATACCATTTGCAGTATCTATAATTTGAGCAGTAAAACTTATAGAATTTGCGCTATAGTAAGAACGTCTTAGTTGCGATCTTACACTATATCCTAATAGAGAGGTAGGCGTTTTAATGTCCACATAGTAGACTCTGTCATTAAAAGTTGCCCCTTGATCTACATTTAAATTTTTAGTTGTAGCCATTATAGCCCGTTATTTTTTATTTCGTTATCAACTAATGTCATTAAATCATCATTTATAGTTGTATGAATTCCTTGCAAAACAACTTTTACTTTGTCTTTAACTTTTTGTATCGAACCAACATTCTCATAAATTTCCGCAGTGATAGTTGTAGTATCTGCGATATGATCTGCTGTAAGTTGCGTAATATTAATCATTTGAATCTTCCGTAATAAATTCTATATGCTAGGTTAATTATATCGTCACCTGTGATATTAGTATACCCTTGTCTATCAAATTTGTGTTTGCATACTATCTTTAAAATTCCAGGTTCAACTATTGTTGTTATAATAGATGAACCTAAATATATCCCTGTACTAGGTTGTATAATTTCTCTAACCATAACAGAACCAGAGCCACTTATTACAGAACTTCCTGAATCAGCAACTCCGCCATTTACTTTGTAAAATGGCATAATAAAATAGTCATCAGTATTTATTAAAGAGTTATTAATAAGAATAAATTCGTCGGAGCGATCTACAAACTTTGCCTTTGGATCTAATGCTAAAACTTTAGGAATACTAATAACACCGGGTGTATTGTAAAGAATGTGAGGCATTCTTCTATCTAAAGAAAACTTAGTATTACCATTTTTATCGGTAATTTTAAATGAACTAGAATTAAAAGAAATACCCATTATTGAATTCCAAGATAAACTAAATTGCCTGTTAAAGGTACGCTTCCGTTTAGGAAATATTCAGTTGTATTATATTTGTATGTTAATAAAGATCCTGCTCCAGCCAGCGTTTCTCCCTGGGGCCATATTATAAGATCATTTTGTAAAGTAATAGAACCATTTCGTTCGTCATACAAACCTCCAGGCTGCGGATCGGTTGCACTTGCACCGTCTAAAGTTCTGCCTTCATTATAACCAGTCGTTATATAATGTATAGTTGCATTATATGTGTCATAACCATATACGGATCTTAGGTCTGAATATTTGTTCAAATATGCAATAGGATCGAATGTTATAGTTCTGTCTCCTCTTTCATTTGCATAATGTAATTGTCCTTTGACATAGTCGGAACCAAACGACGTAATTAAATCTGAATAACTTGCAATGTATCTTAATGCGTCTGCAGGTGCAATATAAAATAAATTTATAGGTA